TATCTTAAACCCAATCCAATCCTCCATAGTTTTATTGAAATACATATTTCCTATCTCTCCTGTTTCGTAATTAATACCTACGTGATGATGCACGTACGACTCTATAGCCTGGGCATGAGACTGTATTACGTCCTGAGAGTTAGAAGGTATACCTTTTGTCTTTACGTTGACCTTAGAACTAGAGGACTCTAAGTGCTTAGGTCTGTCCATTAAGTAACCGTCATAACCTCTTGATTCAAAGTACCTTACAATACCGTATTTGTTGTTCTCCACCAAGAGAGGGTATCCGTAAAAGAAAGCGCACATAAGGACGTCTTCGTAAAATATTTTAGCTAAGTCAGGTCTAGAAGCGTACTCTACGACAAACATATTTGACGGCCTGTCCATAGAGAATTTGTTGTACATATGTAAGGCACCTTTAGAGCCTCTTCCGTCAACCGTTGCGTCTAAGTCATAAGAGTCAACTCCTCCGCATCCGAAATCTTTAAAAGGCGCTACTTTCTTGCCTCTGTCTACAGCTTGAACGTTACGACTCTCAGGGTCAGGCATCCACGCAACTCTAAACCTACCGTTAGGCGTTGGAGAGAAGATAACCTCTTTGTCTTTTTCTTTCCATACAAAATTGCCCTTTACTACGGGATCAGGGAAAAGCTCTTCGTTATGCTCTATTTGCTGGTAGATCTTACCTATGTTAAATAGGCTCCCTTCTATGCTGTCCCTAAATGCTTCGTCCTCAGTAAAAGGGAACTGCCTTACAACCTCGTTAAGCTCGGAAGGGTCATCTTTAAAAGACTTCCTGTCGTTCTTTAGGTATGTCTTACTACCTTCTGTGATAGGCTCTCCGTCAATACCTTCAATTTCTTTTTCAGGGTCCGTTTCTACAGGGTTGCCATACTTATCAAAAAACCCCTCTAAAGCCTCGTAAGCGGGTATAAAGATTCTATACAGTCCAGATCTAGTCCTGCCGTTATCATTTCTTTGTTCTGGGTTAGAGTCTTGCCATAAGCCCTTGTACTCTTCACCTCCTTTACTCATAGGGTTTACGGTACTTCCTACAAGCGCCTTCCCCACGATACGTTTACCTACAATTAAGCAGGTTCTTTCTACACGCCACGCCTCGCGTATGTCAGTAGGTTTCTCCCACTTACCTGCCTCATCGAGGTATAACATATGCAGTTTCTCTCCGTCATAAGCGTTGTTAGTAGTGTTCTTCCAGTTAATAGTGCTGTTCAGGGCGTCCCCTTTATAGGATGTCTTATTGTTTTTGGTGATACGCTTAGAAGGTTCTCTAAACGCAAGCTCCATACGAGGGTTAGTGGTACCGTCCTGAATAGGTTTAAAGAAGAAAGGGTAGCCTCTAAAAATAGAGACTACTTTTTTCATGAAAATATTTTCTTGAGCGTCTTTACCTGTTTTCGACTGAATACCAAGAAGTTTTTCTTTAACCTGAGTAGCTTCGTCAACAAGTACAGAACTACAGACATTAGTGTACCCAGAACGGCGACACTTAGTATAAAGCTGACCGAAACAACGAGGGTCAGACTCGCACGCCAGCATGTGGATAAAGATCTCTCTTTGGAATTGTAAGAATTGAGGGTATCCGACATCGATTTTAGACCATTGTAAAAACATATAGTGCCTCCCTGTAATATACGTAGGGACGCCATTATTGTAAAACCAAACACCGTCACGGCGACGCTGAAACTCTTGTTCGATGTAAGTAGAAAACTTCTTACGGAACTCACTTGGTTTTTCGTGCCACTCATCCATACTTCGAACCCTTTGCATTTCCTCAGGCATTGGTATCCTTTTCCACAGCTGCAAGTGTTTTGGCCGATCATGGAAGAGAATCTTCGATCTGGGTGGTTTCTTTGGAAGGACAACGAGAAGCCCATGTAATTCGATAGCTTCTCCCCCTGAACCGTTAGGGTCGATCTTAATCCCTTGATCTTCATAGCCTTCTATATCTATTAAATTAGCCATTAATAGCTTTGTCCGTGGGGGTTCATCCGTCCTAAGTTAGGTACGCCTTTCTTAGGATTCGTGAGTTTCATCTGAGACCCGCATTCGCAGACTCCTTCAACGTAATACGCTTCGCCGTCTTTAACGCGCATAGTAAGGCTTTTCTCGTATCTTTCTTTTCCGCAATCTGGGCAATGTAAGTCTGGCATAATTCTAAATTTAATTGGTACCCCCGACAGGATTCGAACCTGTGACCCACGCCTTAGAAGGGCGTTGCTCTATCCAGCTGAGCTACGAAGGCATGTGCTCCTTCCAGGACTTGAACCTGGGGCCTGCCGATTATGAGTCGGACGCTCTAACCAACTGAGCTAAAGGAGCGGTATATTGCTTTAAAGTTTTGGTTTAAGTAATCGTCGCTAATTGTTTGATTTTCAGCATAGTAACTAAAGTTACTTAGAGAACCTTTCCGCAAAGCCACCTGAATAGTCTTTTTGTTCTTCGATTTCTCCATTTTCTCTTAATTCTTTTACCATCTGTTCTAGTTTCTGGCGCTCTACCAAAAGCTCTTTACAGTCAATGGCCGTTTGCTTTATGGATTGGAGCTCGGCTTTACGTGCGCTTCCTCCAGCCTCTGGATCGACAGGCTTCTTGACTTCCTCGATCATATTATTGATCGCAATCTCCATGCTTGCCATAAGGCGCAGAGAGGCATCTATTGTAGTAAACTTAGATTTCGGCATACATAAGATCTTCTACGCGAGTTCTATAGTACTCTTGACCGTCGATGGTGATTCTATAGTCTCTGTTTTCTTTAAATCCGACTATATCCCCTACCTCTAGACCTATCTCTTCCACCCAAGGAGACGTAAACGCGACCTTACCTTTTGTTGGGAGCTTCTCATCAAGTTTAACAAGTTCGATAGTGTCCGATTTTTGAACCTCCTCTTCTTCGACAGGCTCAAGAAGGCTCCAACCCGCAAGAGGATGGATGTCACCAGTATGCTGGTCTTTATAAGCAATAGCTTGATTATTAATAGTATGATCTGCATCATAGCGTACAATATAGTGATCGTGCTCTCCAGTAAGTATCTGACCTTCGTTAAGCACCACGAGATGGTGAAAGTAAAGAGTGTCGCCAGGCTTGACGCCAGTGTTGTACTTAAACGGAGCAGCCACGACAGGGCCTTCTGTAATTCTGTTTTTAAATTCATCGAATTTGTTGTCTATGTAGAGTTCTAGGCCGCTATTGGTCGTAACGGTGTCGCTGATAAGCTTTTTAAGCTCAACAACGAATAAATCAAATGTTTTCATTAATTAAAAGTTCAAATCAAATTCTAGCATACAAGGCATTTCATCAATCGCCTTCCAAAGTACGTTACCGTCCTCGTTTTCTATGTATACAAGGTATCTTTTTTTTCCGTATTTAACAAGCGTTCTATCATCTTCCAGTATCGCAGATACTTTTCCATCACCCGCTCGCATACCTATGTAGTAGGCCATCCCGTTTTTCGGGTCCTTACCTACTATTATCTTTCTAATAAGCCCTTCCATTATATTTAATTTAATGATATACCTAGATCGCCTAATAACCCATCAAGAGGGTCTTCATCAGGCTTGTACATCTCGTCCATTAACTCTTTTATTACATTTAACTCATCCCTGCTTTCTAAGTGGAAGCTGTACATCGTTTTTACTTGTGCAATGTCTTCCTCTGAGTCCATGTCTTCTTCATTAAAAAGACCGATAACTACAGAAGCGAGAAGGCGATCTTTAACTTCGAACTCTTCGATGAGTTCTTCCATTTTTTTTACCAAATGGTACATCTCCGCTAGAAACTGTGTGTCTTTGCCTTCCATAGTATAACTTTGTTATATCTCAAAGATACAAATTTAATTATGCCAAAATCTCAAGTAAAGAAGTCAAAATTATTTAGAGAGTCTTCAAGACTGGCTGAGAGATATGTAAAACACAACCACCTAAAGAACCTTCGCAACGTAAGAGCGGAGTTTATATTGAAAAACAACATAGCGGGTAGCTGGTTAGACTTTATGCTGTGGATATACGATCTAGAGTTTTTTACTATAGGGTATGCAGCTAAAGAATACGGTATGTATAAAGACAACCTAGCGGACAGACTTATATATCCTATGCTAAAACAAGGGTATCTCTATAAGCATTTCGATAAACTTACGCCGTCGCAGACAATGGAAGACCATTTGTTCCGTGAGGAGACTAAATTTAACTACCGTGTAAGATATGCGCTATCGCAGAAAGGCAGAATGGCGGTACAGCGTTTTTACAACTCATTTTAAGTGTCCTCTACTTTAAAGTCTTTTATGTAGAACTGAGCACTTGCATTAGGATATGTAGTGATTTCGAACCATCATTAAATGATCGGCTACCTGAGTATTATTTCGGGTTTGGAAAATATTTCCGTTAGTTTGCAGAGAAAGATGCTGATTATCTCTCGTATAGGTTCCGTACCACAACTGACCCCCATAGTCTCTTAGTGAATCATCAACAAAAGGCACATAGCTGGCTGTGTAGGTGTTATAATAGTCATGATAATGAGCTCCAACAACATACTCTGCTGCGTCCGCTAAACGCCAGTCGCTATACCCTGCATAGCTAAAACTGTTTACATACGTAGCGGCTTCTCCAATAGTTCTATTCGTTTTGTCGGCATATGCGTCTTGCACATACC